TGAGATATCCAGAAGATTATAAGAGAAAGATTGCTGTAACTAAGTTTGAAAGAAATGCTGGATTCCAGGTAAAAGATCAGGCAGGAAATCAAGCGGCACTGAGAAGTAATCAACTGACATATGTTTTTATGAATGCATTCCCTGTGCAATTCATTTCAATTCCATTATCATATGAGGCAAGTGATATTCTGAAATGTAGTATTGTATTCAATTACGATAGATACATCACCAATAAACATGATGCAAGTGGTACTACAGGAATACCAGACTATATGAACCTAAGTCCTACAACTAAAGAAGCCATTAATAAAGCTCCAGTTGCATTTCCTGGATATAATACTGTTCCACCAAATAATAATACACTTTTTGGAACAGGTGCAGTAGGGTAACTAAATAAAATTACTGAGTTGAAATCCTATGCCATTACCTAAGATTGCTGCGCCAACTTATGAGTTGACATTACCTTCCACAGGTAAAAAAATTAAATATAGACCTTTCTTAGTCAAAGAAGAAAAGGTTTTGATTCTTGCACTTGAAACTCAAGATGTGAAACAAATCACTATCGCGATGAAACAAGTGTTATCTGAGTGTATTCAAACCAGGGGCGTAAAAGTAGAAGAACTTCCTTCTTTTGATATCGAATATGTTTTCTTAAATGTTCGTTCAAAATCAGTTGGTGAAGCCATTGAATTGATAGTTACTTGTCAAGATGATGGTGAAACTGAAGTTCCAGTAAAAATTTATGTTGACGAAGTGAATGTTCAGGTTGATGATAATCACACCACAGAAATCAAACTAGATGATAGTATTGTTCTTAAGATGAAGTATCCATCTTTGGATCAGTTTATTAAAAATAACTTTGACTTTAATAGTGAAGAATCACTTAGTACTATTGAACAATCTTTCGATATCATTGCAGATTGCATCGATACAGTTTACACTGAAGAAGATGCTTGGTCCGCAAAAGACTGTACTAAGAAAGAGTTGATTGAGTTTATTGAGGGAATGAATTCCGCACAGTTCAAACTTGTAGAGCAATTCTTCGAGACAATGCCAAAACTCAGTCACAGTTTTATTGTAAAAAATCCAAATACTAAAAAAGATAACACTGTAACGTTGGAGGGTCTGACGAGTTTTTTCGGTTGATAATGTCTCACATTAACCTTGAGGCATACTATCGAATAAATTTCGCTTTGATGCAGTTCCATAAATACAGCTTGACTGAGATTGAAAACATGATGCCTTGGGAGAGAGACATTTATCTAGCCCTATTGAAAGATCATATTGAAGAAGAAAATCTAAAGGCACAACAAGCTAATGGCGGTTAGTAACTTACCAAATCTAAGTATAGCAGCTCCCAAATCTACTGGAAAGATAGGTGCATCAAATCTTTCTGGTGGAAATACTTTAGGTTCTGGTATTGTTCAAAGTGCGGCAAATAATATTGCAGGATTCAGAAAACCTGGAACTTCATCAGTATCTCCAAGAATACCTAATATTGCATCATTACTGCAAACTATCTCCAATACTGTAACAAATCAGGTACAAAATCTAACCAGTAATATTGGAGATAGTATTAAAGGTGCCGTTACAAATGTCACCAATCTTGTAGGACCCAAAAAAGAAGAAGACGATAGAGGTCCTAATAAGATAATGTCAGAGTTCTTGAAACTCTATGATAAGGCATTAGATTATGTAAAATTCTTTGCAAATCCAAAACAAATAAAGAATTTTGATCTTGCTGTAGCTCAATATAATAAAGAATTACAAGGAACCAGTGATCTGGTCGTGAACATTAGGAAGTTCATCAAAAAGATGATCAAAGACTTCCTAAGATTAAAAGGACAATTATTAAGTGGTGGTGGAGGCGGTGGATTGCCTATACCACTACCTATACCTGGACTTGGTGGTGGTAAAACAAAACCACAAGCAAAACCTCGCGTAAGAATGCCTAGAGTTCGTGGTAGAGGTGGTGCTGCATTGTTGGGATTGGGACTTTTAGGTGGTGGTGCAGCTGCAGCAAAGATGATTGGTGATTCTCAATCACAAAATCAAGAAGTACAGTTTCAAGAAGTTAGTAAAGAAATAATCACAAAGTTCAACTCAGTTCTTGAAAGATTTGAAAGTGCTATAGATGGATTTACTGGTCTTGGTGGTGGTAGTGATAAATCAAAAAAAGGAAAATCAGGTCCCACTTCAAAAGATACAGACGATACTTCAGGCACAGGTGCAGCAAGAGCTCTAACACCGATTGCAGAAGCTCCGAGTCTTAAGACTGCAATTAGACAACTTGAATCTGGAAATGATTACTCGTCAATGTATGCTAGAAATCGTAAGACGTTCTCTCGCGGAGGAGAAGATATTACGAAAATGACCATTCAACAGGTCCATGATCTGCAAACTGACTATCTGAATCATCAGGCATCTCTGGGTTATGATGAGGATCATAGAAGTGCTGCTATGGGTGCATACCAAATGATGGAAGTGCTTCAAGTTGCTAAGGACATGGGATTTGATCCTAATAAAACATTATTCAATCAAGAAACACAGGATAGAATGGCAGATTATTATCTGAACTATTCTGGTTTCCAAGAGTTTAAAGCAGGCAAAATAACTGCAGAAGAATTTAATAATAGACTTGCTGGACAATTTGCTTCTGTCAAGAAAACATCGGGAGTAGGAGCATATGATACTGATGGAATGAATACTGCATATGGCGATCTGATGCCTCTATTGGTACAATTTAGGTCTGGAACGAAAGACTTTGATAACGTTTTACCACCAGGAGTAAAAGCTATTCCCCCAGATCAAGGTGATCAGAAATATAGTCCAACAATGCAGATGTTTCTTCAACAGATTCCTGGATCGAATACTATTCAAACTCTTCCTGGTGCTGATCCTCCACCACCTCCGCCGCAGGAGATTGCACCTGGAGTGCAGATGCCTGCAGAGTTAAGTGGTTTCGCTAATCTCAGCTTAACACCTGAGAATCCAGACAACTGGTTACCATTATATTCCAAAGCAACAATGAACATCATTGATCGATAATGGCTACTAACAAACTAGAAGGAAGATCAAGAGCAAAGGCAAGAAATGTTCTTACCATTGCGTCAAAATCTAAAAGAAAAATGAAACTAAGTGAACTTCAGTTCACTAATAGTGCTAAGTTTATTCGGTCGCAAGCTAAGATAATTAGTAGACCCAAAATTGATAAGAGAAAATTAAAAGAAGTACTTAATACTAATTTTGGTGATCTTGCAGCTAATGCTGCTGATGGTGGAGGTGGTGGTTTATTGCCACTAGGTCTTGGTGGTTTTGGAGGAGGTGGTGGTCGTGGACGTGGCGGAAGAGGTGGCCGTCGTGGTGGACCACCATCTAGAAGAGCACAACAAAGATATAGAAGAAGATTTGGAAATAGAGCTGGTAATAGAAGATTTGGTAGATTGCCCCAGTTTGGTAGAGCAACTAAGGGTGTTCGTATTCCTAGAGCTGGTGGAGTACTCGGTGTTGCAATGGCAGGTCTTGAGTATGGTGGAAGATTATCAGATGGACAGACACAAACACAAGCAATAACAGGAACTGCTGCATCCACTGCTGGTGGTCTTGCTGGTGGATTTGCAGGTGCTAAGGGTGGTGCTGCTCTTGGAGCTCTAATTGGTAGTGTCGTTCCTGGTGCTGGTACTGCGATTGGTGCTGCTATAGGTGGTTTAATTGGTGGTATCGCTGGAGGTATGGCAGGCAGTAGTCTTGCTGGTGGAGCTGCTGATAAACTAACAGGAGTTCGTGGTGAAAAATATATCGGTGAAGATGATAAAAAGAAGAAAACTAAGAAAAACGATATGAATGTGGAGTTGTTAGCAACTCTATCAAGATTCGATAAAGTAGTTTCTAAATTTGAAAACCTAAACGTAAGTGGAGATCTAGAAGAACTAGAACTAGCCAATCTCAAATCTTTTTCGGGTAGAGAGATACCCCTTGAATTAACTCCACAAGTAATTGCATTAGAAGATCAATATTTAAAAACTGGAAAAACACAGTCATTAATGACTGAACAAGGTTTCCTGAAGGTTGGACCTACTGCTCCAAATAGATTAGATCTTGGTGGTTTCTTAGGACTTTCTGGACCAGATTTAAGTCCCCAGATATCATATAATCCCAACTTGACTCCAAAGACTAATGAGGAAGCGGTTGCCCAGGCAGAGTTATTATTTACTGCTGCTAACTTACCAGCAACTTTGTCTCCATTCATGGGTGCTAAACGTGCTCAACCTAAAGTTCAATACGGTCCAGCATTTCAGGGACCACTACCAGCACCTATTGCATCTCCAAGATCGAGAATAGTAAGAGGTGCAAATACTTTACCAAGACCAGAATCGACTACAGTAACACCACTAACTGAACGATTAGCACCACTTCTAAGACCAACACCAGCAACACGCCGTAAAAAATTCGGACCAAAACAAAATCCATTTGAGACGGCAACTCCTAGTGAATTAACAGGTCAAGGAAGACCACGATTGACAGGTGGAGATAATAGAGCTGCTGCGGAAACATTTGCTACAAGAGGTCAACTTGAAGATCGGATGAGTGGTAAAATGGGTGCAGCGGAACAGAGAGCAAATAACGATAGACAGAACTTAAAATTTGCTGAAGATCTTTTAGGTAGAAGTCCAAAGGAAAGAGGAAAACTTACAAAAGAGATCATACAATATGATGATGGTCCTGTAGAGTTCAGCCGACCTGGTGGAGATTTTATTACCAGTGAAGAATATTTCTTGAGACGATTGAGAAAAGAATATCCTGGTCAGGATATCGATAAATTAATAGATACAAGCAAACCAAGTCTTAAAGAAGAATTACGTAATTTTGGTAATCAAAGTTCTGCCAATATAAAACCAGGATCTCAAGAAATTGCAAGTGCAGATATTGGAAAATCTGGTGGTATAAATCAATATACAACATACAATTCCCCTAATAATACTTTTATTATACAAAATGGTGGACAAACAATAGCGGCTGCACCTCCACCAGCTCAAGTAGTTTCACAAAATAATTCACCAAAACCAACTCAAGGTGTAAACATGATGGACATTGTAAATAAGTACAATAATACAATGTTACTAACTTCTCTATCAGCGTAAAATGTCAATACTACTGCAAGGATTACAATTAAAGGGTGCGGAAATTATTTCCCATAATGGAAAACGTGCTGATATTTCCGTATCAATAGACAGTATTGATTACTTTGAAGACATATTATCGCCATGTACAACGATGGCAATCAAGTGTAATTCTTCAAATAGAATAGTAAATTCTTTACCAATTCGTGGTGGAGAAAAAGTTGTAATGAAATTATCTGTTCCTACTGGAGAGTTTGATGCAGATGGAGTAAGAGGATTTTATGTAAAAAAAGTTGCAGATTACGCCGCTGATGGTCAAAAAGAAACATTTGTATTACAGTGTATATCAAGAGAAGGTATTACAAATGAAACAACCAGATGCGAAACAAAATATCAAAAATTAACTATCGATCAACATGTTACATCTATTCTGAAAGATGTTCTGAAAACAAAAAACTATAAAACAGAAAATATAGAAAAAACTTCAAACACGTATAGTTTTATTGGAAATCAAAAGAAACCATTTCATATTTTAAGTTGGTTATGTCCAAAGGGTATTCCTATTGCTGGTAAATCTGGAACTAATGGATCAGAAGCAAAAGGTGTTGCTGGATATTTCTTTTACGAGAATCAAGATGGATTTAATTTCAAGAGTGTAGAGAATTTGATTGGTGGTATCGGTGAATCAAAAATAGCTGCTGCATATAGTTACAGTAACGTAATTGAACACAACAAAATTGGACAAGAGTCTAAAATTTTAGACTATAAAATGAATAGAAATGTTGATTTCCAACAATCACTACGGGTTGGAATGTATTCAAATGTTACATTTTTCTTCGATCTTTATGAAAACAAAACAGAATACTATCAATATAACCTAAAAGACGAAATTGCTGGTAAACTAGGTGGGCAAGGTAAAATCGAAGTCGCAGAGGGGTTTGAAAATGCCCCAACTAGAATTTTAGTCAGAACATCGGATAGGGGAATCTTGGACCCTAACGCTATTGCTGGAGATTCTGGTAGAGATACTGCTGATATGGCAAAATCTTTTGCTAGATATAACTTGCTCTTCACTCAGTCGATAAATATGGCAGTACCATGTAATATCAACTTGAAGGTCGGTGATGTAATTACCGCAGAGTTCCCAAGAGTTTCATCGTCTGATAAAACAGATAAAGATCCCGAACAAAGTGGTAAGTATTTAATAAAAAGTCTAAGACATCACTTTGAAGCAAACGCGAACATAACTTATATGAGTTTGATTCGTGACTCATACGGTCTCTACTAAAAACAACCATGGAAAACATCGAAGCCCACATTGAGGCAGATAAGAAGATCCTCCAAGATCCAACAACCTCACCTCAACAACGTCGTCACATCGAAGGTGAACTTCACGAACTAGAAGTTTACGCAGAAAATCACAAAGAAGAAATCGCTGCAGGTGATCACCACGATCCAAGTCCACTGGAACTATTCTGCGAAATGGAACCAGGCGCGCCAGAGTGTAAAACCCACGATAATTAATTAAATGATTGATGAGTCCATATTAAAATCTAATTTTATAGGCAAAGACGGATTCATTTGGTGGATCGGTCAAGTCGCTCCTGCAGAAGTATGGAGAAATGAAAAGTCTAGAATAGAAACCCCTAAAGATGAGGGTTGGGCTTACAGATGTAAAGTTAGAATCATTGGGTATCATAGTTTTGATGATCAAAAATTACCCAATGAAGACTTACCATGGGCACATATCCTAACTAGTGCTGATTCAGGTGCTCCTGGTCAGGGTGGTTTTGGTAAGACTCATGGACTCGTCGGTGGAGAGTCTGTTTTAGGATTCTTCCTGGATGGAGAGGAGGGACAACAACCAGTTGTTGTCTCTTGTTTCTATAGAACTAAAGCAGTACAAAACTTAAAAATAAAATCACCCTTCAAACCTTTTACAGGTATGGAGGGTAATTTAAGTCAAAGTAATACAAGAAAGAAAGTTCCCAGTGCTCAAGTAAAAGCACCAAGTGAAAATATTGTAACTGGTGTTCCATTTACTTTTGAAGGTGGTACTAAACTTGATTTACAAGGTAATATAGATTCGCCTTTTAATGTTACATTAAAATCAAATCTCTCTAAATCTGCTGGTTCATCAGTTACTGCAGCAGATGACAGACAGGATGAACTTTTTGGAGAAAATTGTAATGCAGATGCTGCGTTCAACAAAACATTTTTTGATGCAGGTCCAGTAACAAAACCAAACGGTTGTTTAACCGATATTATTGCACAAATACAATCGGGACTCAATAGTTTCTTAGGATTCGTTAATGGTCTAGAACAGACTGCACTAGGATTCATTGATCCAGTAAGAAATGTAATCGTAGATATTAGTGCGGATATAGCATCAGTTGCTAGACTAACAATGGGTCTTGTCAGATTCGTTGTTAATGGTATTAGAGAAAATATTGTTAAGTTAGTTGGATGTTTATTTGAGGTATTTGCAATTACCATCCCTCTTCCACAGTGGATGCAACTATCTGAAGCAGCAAAACAGATTCTAGATCTTATTTTCTGTTTATTTGAAAAAATCTTTGGTCCAATGTTGGACTTCATCCAAAATCTCATTAACGAGATGATTGGTGATTCTTTTAACGCTGCTGCTTGTGCAGCAGAGGAGTTTCTTGCTGCAACCATTGGTAAAGTCAATAATTTGATGCAAGATTTACTCGGTGACATATTGAGTGGTCTTGATTGGTTAGCAGGTGGAATTGGTGAGATTTCTGGTTATATTAATCAAGGTGTTGGTATGATCCAACAACTACTCAGTTTCTTGAACTGTGATGGTTTATTGTGTGATAGACCTGGAACTTGGGATCCATTTGGCAAGATTGAATTTCCAGATACAGATGATTGGAAAAAGACTCTTGCAAATATTGATATTCTTGGTGGATATGGTGATGATATAAATGAGGTTGCTGGATTATTATCACTATATGGTGGAGATACACCATTTACTGATTGTAGAGAGAAGAATATCAATCCAAAAAATCAGGGTGATGCTCCAAGAATACCACCAGGATATACGTTCTATAAGTGCATTCCACCTGAAGTCATCATTTATGGGGATGGTGTGGGAGCCGAGGGTGTTCCAGTTGTAAATCCAAATACAGGAGAAATTATTACAATTGTTGTAACTAAACCTGGAACAGGATATACTAGAAGACCACAAGTAAAAATTGTAGATAATACAAACTACGGAAAAGGCGCTGAAGCAAAAGCTAGAATTACTAATGGATCGGTAAGTGATATTTACATTACAAGACCTGGAAATGGATATTGTCCAACAGATCTATCAATAACATTACCAGAACCCCCTTCAGATCCAAATCTACCACCTAAGTGTAGTGACAATACAGATTGTCCATCGGGATATGTTTGCGTTGACGGATATTGTGTTCCTGGATGTGATGATACTAGAGATTGTCCTGCAGGATATACTTGTGTTGATGGAGCTTGTATTCAAACATGTTCTACTGATAAAGATTGTGGAAAAGGATATGTTTGTGTAGATGGACAGTGTGTAAGAGATCCCAATGATGATGGTGGTGACGGCGGTGATGATGGTGGTGGTGATGGTGGTGGAACAAATCCAGGCATTAGTACCATTCCAGTTGGTATCGTAACCGATATTGTTATTGAAAATCCTGGTATTGGATATACCAGTGGTGATACAATCCAAGTAGGAGAAGATTGTTATTATACTCCTATTCTAACTGATAATGGTTCTATTATTGGACTCCAAGGTTCTTCTGGATGCGATCAACAGTTCTTAAGTTATCCATCAATTACTATCAATACTGATACTGGAGCCGGTGCAAGAGCATACCCTGTCATAGAGTATCAACCACAGTATGTTCTTGATAATCAAGATATTGTTGGTATCGGAAGTATCAAGACTATCATTGATTGTGTCGGTATCAGAGATCTGGTATTTGTGGGATGGGTTAATGGATTCCCATACTATGGTCCATATCATACTCATGAAGGTAAGAGAATGGTTGGTCCAGTGCATACAAGTAAACCACATCCAACCATCTACGACACTAGAGAACAAAGCATATTTGCTATGAATACTCCTACGCAGATTGCAAATAACAACTCAACATCAAATCTAACACCATTAGGCGAATCTCCAACTCCAACGACTACGCAGAGTTCTACACCAACGGTAAGTCCTGCTCCTGCTCCTACCCCCACTCCAACACCTACACCAGATCCAACTCCGCCACCATCTAGTCCCCCTCCGTCTAGTCCTCCCCCATCACCACCACCTTCAGGAGGTGGAGGCGGCGGTGGATATGGCTACTAAATAATAAAAAGTTGCTTCGTATTTAGTGGCCGAACAACCCAAAGAATTTTATTGCAAATATCAAGGATTCGCTTTCAAATCCTGCATTAACGACGGTGGTGGTCGTGTAATCGATTGGGAAGTTATAACCGATCTTGCTCAAGGTATTCGTTTTTGTCAGGATGGTACACATTTTCAGTTAAACTATAAAACCAGTTACGAATTTTGTGGTCAAGACTGTGAACAGGGTGAACCTGCAAAAATTATTAGAGCAAAAAAAGGAGACATCCATATTGATGCTCAGGGTGGTGATGTCATCATCAAGGGTCTTAATATAAGATTACAGTCTGTCGATCCAATGGGAGAAGTGACTATTACTGCTGGCAAACAAATTGCCACAAAATCTGCAATTTTAAATCAGTCGGCGACAAAAAATAATCAACAAGGAGTGCAGGACGTATCAATGACTGGCACCACAGCTAATACTCATGCAAAACTTGAAAATACTCAGTCTTCAGCCACTGATGAAAAACAGGCATCTTTCTTAGGGCAGATTATGTCAGCTATTAAGAAATTTAAAGAATTATTAGAGTGTGCGAGTTAAATTATGGCTACTCCTATTCAACATGTTGGTGATAAATTTATAGTTGGTGCTATTGACACCTCCTTTTTAGATGCATCATCCAGAATCTTACCAGGAACATCTGTTCTGAATGGACCAGTTTATATTGGTATGCCATTTTCTGTTGGTCTTGCTCGTGCAAACTGCATGATTGGACCACCATTGTTATCACTTGGTAGTCCCGCATCCTTAGAAGTTCTGGGTATTACTAACATCTTTGGTATCTTGAATGTATTCTCGATCAGTACATTTACTGGTCTGACTACAAAACTTGGAACTACAATCAAGAACGCACTGAGTCTTAAGAATGGTATTGATATTGCCAATGCTCTAAAGATTGGTAACACGGTTAAGGTACAGAATGGTGTAGATAACGTCAACGGAGTGCTAAACGTTGCAGGTGTTATCAACTGTGCATGGTTAGATGGTAAGATTGCTGCTGCGATGGCATCTCCACCAAAAGGATTTGATATGCACCACCCAACCAAAAAAGGTTGGAGACTAACACATATTTGTATAGAAGGACCAGAGGCTGCGGTATATTATCGTGGTAAATTACAAGGTGGAAATTATATTGATCTCCCAGAATATTGGAGAGGATTAGTTGATTCAGAAACAATTACAGTTCAATTAACTCCTATCGGTGTATATCAAGAGTTGTCTTATGAAATTACTGACTGGGGGACTAGAATCAAGGTTCTAAATAATCAAGGCGGTGCAATAAACTGTAGTTATGTGGTCTTTGGTGAAAGAAAAGATGTTGATAAGATCGTGGTTGAATATGAAGGAAAGATTGAAGACTATCCTGGACGGGATCAACGTTCTATCGTTGGTTATCATTACGATTACAGAAAAGGAGTAAACGGATAATGGCATTATCACAATCAGTTGAAGATTCACTTAAAGAAGCAGAACAATCCCTTCGCAACGCATTAGCGTTTGCTGCAAGACAAGAACGTCCCATGGTTTGCAGTGTTATTGCAGAACTCATTTCAAGGATTGAGACTATGAAATCCACAGATTCTATTTTAGATGCACTTGATAGTAAGGAAGAAGTATAATGGCTGTAGATCCTAAAGATATTGAAAAAAGACTTCGTGATCAATCTACTCAGATTAAAGGTCAGGTAGATCAACTAGAAGAATTGCTTGCAATTAAGGATGCAATCCTTGATGAGTATGATGAACTTATTGAAAAGTGTGATAAGAAAAATTATCCTATGATTCAGGATATTAATACGAAAATTAAAGCAGTTGCGGATGCGTATAAGGCAAGAATTAGTGCAGGTTGTCTGAGTGATCTTACTTGGGTTCTCAAAGAATCCAGTACAAAGTATTCTAAAGCCTACGGAGGTTCAAGAACTACTCAAACTTGGAAGGTAGAAAAAGATCCTGCACAGAGAGTTCAACTCAATAGATATGGACTTAAGTATTACAGATATCCTAAAGATAGAGACTATGGTTCTAATGTTACAGCAGAAATAGAAAGTGCAAACATTGATCAATTTACTACGGTTCTTGTAATATTTGATCAAGATGATCAATACAACTTAGATGGCACTTCAAATCTTCTCAAGAATGTTAAAAACGGAGACTTTGTAACTGATAACTTAGATGAACCACAAATCTTCATAACAGGAAACTTGCCGACCGTTGTTGGTCTAGGAACAACTTCATATCCTGGAATTAGATCTACTTTTACTGGATTCTGTACTTCAGTTGATAATAAGATCTACTCTGATGGTGTTCTGGGAAGTGTTCTAGATTATGCTCAAGTTGGAGACTTTATCTATGACTTCTCTGGTAATGGATTATTGCCTGCTAATGGTGTAAAGATTCTTGGTATTGGAACCGTTGATGTACCACTTAATCTTGATGGCAATACCAATAGTGAGGTAACATCAAAAGTTGCAACGATTGATGGAACTGTTAATGGTACTGCTACTGATGTAACTTTTACTGTAGGTATCGTTTCCACATATCAAGCAGCATTCCTTAGTACGAGTCCTCAAATAGCAGGTGTTAATAGTTCTTTCACCTTTGTTAGAAACGAAGGAGGAGATATTGAATTTGACGCTGCTGCAAACCCGATTGATCCAGTAAAAATTGGTACTATCCGAGGCAGTAGTGATTACGGTAAGGGACATAAACTAGAAAGACAAAACAATGGCGATCCTGAAAAAACTAAAACATGGAGAGAAGTTCAACAGGAACCAGAACCAGATGTAGGATCCAGTTTTGAAGAGTATTGGGTTGGTGCAGAATCGTGGCCCCAGTGGCAACCAAGTGATGGACAAACTAGAGGGCCCGCTGTATATGTCGCCGAAGGATTTACTGTAGTAGTTAGTACTGGTGGAACTGAACTTTCTGGACTTAGATCTATGACACCAATCCCACCACCAACACCAAATCCAAGTAATAGTGAGTGTAATAACTTGACCTCAGCAATTACTGCAGCTGAGAGTGATATGAATTCAACAATCAGTACAAACACTCCCAAGATCGACTATCTGTTGAAAGGATCTAAGACTCTAAGGAATCTCAGAGCCGAGGATCAAACTCAGGCATGGTCCTACCTACAGGGAATCGGTTATCAGAACTCGAAATCTAAAGAAAACAGCTCGAATGCCGACGAAATAGGGGACTTTAACTGGAAAGAGCTTGACGACTGACCTGGGTGGGGTTATAGTACGTGGGTAACGCAATCAAACCTATGTACGTCGAACGCGAC